GCTATCGGTCGCTGTGTGTATCTGGCCTTGGGCAGTGGTCTGCCCGGCTTCACGCCGGATGTCTCGTGTCCGGCGCTACTCAAGAGCGCATCGCGTGCCAGCCCACCGTGTGTCTACCGGGCTCGGGGTTTGGACCTCTGTTTATTCAAACAGAGACCAAAAGACGGATTCACACCGTCTCCCTTCGATAGCTCCTGCAACGGGAGCCACCGCACGCCTTGCTTTCAACTCATATCGGAGATCTCTAAACCAGGAGAAGCGGCCATACGGCCACAACTCTTCTGGTCCAAAGTTACCGACATAAGAAGGAAGCTCAGACACCGGAGGTTCGTACCAATCAAGTGCGAACCTACGGACCTTGACGTAACGCTTAACCCTGCCATGCCTGACAGAGATAGCGCCGTCTGCCCAATCGCCTCTAGAGATCGAGACTAACAACCCTTCCGGGTTGTAGAAGCGATCCCGTAGGCCTCTAGGAACTAGAATGCTGTCCTCAGTTAGAGAGATTGAACGTAGTTTAGGTATGGATGCATTATAATGCACACCGCCCTGCCTACGCTTAACTCTCAGCCAAGGCCACCACTCCGGAACTTTGAAGCCTGCGTCGTCAGACTCCCAGAAAGGTACCCCGAGAAAGGGCGCCTTTTTGAGTAGATATTGCAGCGTCGAATCAAGAGAGATCTTGTTTCGGGCGCTCCATCTGACTAGCTTGTTGAAGGCGACGTAAGTATCCTGTGCAGTACTAAGGTGCTTTAAATACACCCCTCGTACCATGTGACCCTTGAAAAAGTCACACCCACAGGACTCACGGAACGGTCCTCTTTTAAAGGACTTATCTTCGTTTACTCGGAACCCAAGCAGGCCAAGTACGTGGACAACAAGATCGAACGCATCGCTGCGAACGATAATGTCATCCCCGAACACAGACCAGTTGGGCTCCTTGCTGCTTACACGGGCAAGGGGGATACCCAATTCCGCATAAACCGAAGACACGACGGCCGAGAACAACAATGTCTGGAGGGGGAACGTAAAACCGTTACCCATCGTAGACACCATGTTCAGGGTCAGCGCTGATCCATCCGGTAGCCTTGAAACGGGCGACCGGAGATACTTGAGGATAGAACTAAACCATTGCGGGAAAAGTTCGTCCACGAGCGTCAAGCTTATAGAGTCTGAAGCAGATTCGAGGTCGATTGTTGAGAAAGACCAAGGTCTGCTATCATCGTCTAGTGAGCCCAACCGCGCCATATGCCGGTTAACATCAGCAACGAATCTCAGATCAATTCCGAAGAATTCTCTGAGTCTTTCGCGCACAATGTTACCCAATCCGAGCTGGTACCACATGTTCAATGTGGGCTCAGTACAGATTGTACGGCTTATGTCGATGTTCTTAGGCACTAAGGACAGGCGATTACCTTCGACCAACTTGGGCCCATTGCACTTGGCAAACCTAAGGCTTTCGGCCTTAGACCAAGAAGCAAGGGAACGTATGTTGGACCTGTACTCTGCGTACAGAGGAAGACCAGTCGTCGTTAACTCTGAGGAGAACATCTTTGTATAGAAGTCTCCTCCTCTTCCAGCTACGCTTGCTCCCGGTCCCGTTTCCCCAGATTCGAAAATCTGTTGGAACGAGTCCACGAGCGGCATCCCTTGCGGGTGGAGGAACCGGTCAATACACGTTTTCACGTTATTGACGAGTTGTTCATCCCAGCTGGTCGAGACGACGAGTTTATAAGCTCCCATCCGTTGATTAACGGCAAGGAACTTTTCAATAGCCTTGGCATCTGCTTTGGGGTTAGGGTCTTCAAATTTCTTGAAGACGCTCTCCAAGAGCATTGTTGCAGCTACGGAACGGCTCGACGAGAACGGACTTTTTTTGTCCGTAAACGTTTCCGCCGAAAGGTCAGCTTGAAGGCAGGAAAAGAGAATTTGCCGATTAGGGCCGGACATATACTCTCTCCAAGGTGTCTCAACTGTTTAGGTATCTTATGCGTAAGGCGATGGAAGGTCCACCACGCCAATAACATTGGCTAGGTAACCTGCTAAAGCAATAAGCATATAACGGACGAGATCGGCTACAGAGAACTGCTTACGACCCATGGTCAAAGACCATTGGTAATAAGGGTAGTTCCGATGTTCGACGATTCCGCCCATGCGATACCGAACAGCAGAGAAAGAGCGGCACGAACAGACTCAGGGTCTTGAATGTCAGCACCGGCAGGAAGGCTCATCGAAAGCTCGAAGAGTCCAACCTGACGAGGCTGCCCACTCACTACCTCAAGTCCTTTACGAACGTTCCATTTAAAAACGTTCTTCGGGACGCTCGAGAGACCCCCAGACGCATTCACGGGAGGCAGTGCTTTTGGCGCTGCAACCTTGAAAAACGTCGTGGTGAACGGATTGCTGAGGCTATTAACCTCAACACCCGTCTGGGTCCCACCCAGGGCCGAGACATAGTACTGCTTCCCATGGGCAGCAGGAGCTGTGTCAGCGACCAGAGTGTACGTCGGGGACGTCAGACCCGTTTGGGGTCCACCCGTAACCGGCGAAGATGGTGCGAAAGGCATAATGGTCCTTTCATGTACAGGGTTACAAAGTCCGCAAGCGTGCCAGTGCAGCAATGTTCGCCCACTTTTTCCAATTTTTGCTCCCAGGGATTTCAAACCTGAAAGCATAAGCGGATAAGTTTGGTGAAGCAATGCGGTTGACATACGTGCGGCGCCATTTAACAGATGCTGGTGAAAAGCTAAACAGTTTGTTAGAGTTGTTCGCGGGATACGCCGGACTTGAAGTATCTGTAATCGAGCAACGTTCGATTGAACGAAGCGAATGATTACGATACGTCCTCGCCACCCACGCCAAATCCGACACTGGAAAGCTCATCACCTCGATAACATCTCCAACATTGGAGAAGTAGTCGATTAAGAAGGAGTAGGGGATTGCTTCCCAGACCGCGGGTACGAAGTCACGGGCTCTAACGCCCATTTCTTCGATCGCATCTGTCTGAGGGCAACCACTTACACTTACCTTCACGGCTCCGTAGTACTTCACGTCGGTAGTAGTTTCAGTTCTCACTGAAAACCGAACCTGAAGCAACTCGTGCCCACGGTTGTCGTTAACGTAACTGACTGAGGTCTGGCTATCAGAACGCCCAAAGAAGCGCGCAAGCGGGGTCCGTGCCGAAAGGCGACGGAGCGCTTGATACGCATCTGCGGCATCTGAAAGCAAAGGCGCCCAGCCAAAGTTAGCTTCCAACCATGAGTCCGAGATCGCCCGTTGCACAGCTCCCGCAGTACTTGGTGAAGACCTTTGCAGGTCTGCCATGTCCTTTTGGGTCCTAGGCACCGAGCGACGCCCAGCGGCGCGTTTTGCGCGCCGCCTGGCGTTCCTGTGATAGGAATCGAGTAAACCTCGAAACCCTTTAGCAGGATTACGGAGACCTCTTATCGTGTCCGCAAGTTCGGCGATGAAGTTCCCACCTCGAAAGTGGGTTTGCTTCGAACGCGCGTCCCGTAGGGCACGTGAGAGGGCCTCGGCATCTGTCTGCGCATGCAGGGAAGTCGACGGATCAGGTGGGGCAGTCCAAATGGTACTACTGTTTAAAAACAGGTCACCATCAAATTGGTAATACCCGAACCTATTCACGTTACCACACCATTTACCCAGAAAAATGTGGCCAGGCCGGAACGTGAGTTCCTGCTCAGTCGCAATTAACGGGGTAGTGGCATTGATACCGTGAGCTATCCTATAGCGCCAATTCGGCATCTTTCCAGAAACCAGAACAGCGTCCGTAATCGGGTCGCTCCAAAATGAATTATCCTGGACCTCATTCGAGGGCCAAGTAAAACACGAGGAAACGGACCCGTCACGCCAACGCTGCCTGATACTCTGGATATAGAGACGGTTGGTAGCCATATTACGACTCCTGCTTGCAACGAGGTGGATTGAAAGCCACCCCGTTGGGGCGTAACCTAACAGCCTCCGAGTCCCCCATATACTCCTCATCGGAGATATACTGGTGACAAGTAGGTTTATGGTTACACGATCGGTGATCCATGTCCATCGAAGGATAACTGATTGATGTGACTTTCATCCCATCAATCCTAATGCGAACGCGCCGGAACAGGCCATCACTGGCTTGAACAGGCACGCAAGCATAAAGCACTATCGTCATAGTGAGCATCCTCCTTTGTAGTGGATCACAAACCGGGAGCTCCCGAAAGGGAGC